GGCCCGACGTGTTCCCGGCACCGGAGGCTCGCTGATGGCCCGCTACGGCTACGCCCGCTCTCCGACTGTCCGTGGAAACATGGAGCTGGAGCGCGCCAAGACGATCCTGCGCAAGACCGGCAGGGTGGTCTACAACGCCGAGGTCACGGACGGCCGGCCCGCGAAGGGCAAGATCAAGGTCGACGGCAGGAACTACGATCCCCAGGAGGTGATCGACATGGCGAGGGAGAATGCGCCGCGCATCACAATACGCCATTAACCGATTGCTGTGTGAAACAATACACCATGCCCCGAACGGCTCGAACAGTCGGCACCGAGACCCAGACCATCGCTGTTCTCAACATGATCGCAGCCCACCAAGGCCGTTCGTGCCCCACCAGGGACGACATCGCGGCATGGACCGGCGTACCGCACCGAGCAATTGGCAGACTCCTAGCCCTCCTGCAAGCCACAGGGGTCGTTGAAATCGAGGAACGCGGCAAATCCCCCAAGCTCCGCCGCATCCGGCAAGTCGGAAAGCCATGGACAGGCTGGAGCAAGAGGGATACCAGCAGAGCTACTGCGAATAGGTGGACGGCTAAAATACTGGAAAATACTCATGGGTAGGCCCAAGGGCTCACCGAATAAGGTCTCAAGAGACGTGCGCGAGGCTGCCCAGCAATACACGGCAGCCGCACTCAAGACGCTGGCCGATATCTGCGCTAAGGGCGAGAGCGAACAGGCCCGTGTGGCAGCGGCCAACGCCCTTCTCGATCGCGGGCACGGCAAGGCGACCCAGGTTGTCGACGCGACGCTGAACCTAGTGGATAAGCTCAATGTCGATGAACAGCGCCTTTTTGCAGCAGCTCTCCGCCATCTCTCCAGTATTGAGAGCGAAGATGCTGGCGGAGCTAGACCGACGCATCACTAGGCACGATAGCCGCCTCAAGCTGGGGACCTACTACCCCGACGAAGGCCCGCTGCGCCGCGAACTGTACCCCAAGCACATGGAGTTCTTTCGGGGTGGCAAGGAGCACCGTGAGCGGCTGATGATGGCGGCCAACCGCATCGGCAAGACCGAGGGCGTGGGGGGCTACGAGACGACGCTGCACCTCACAGGGGCCTATCCGCACTGGTGGGAGGGCCGGCGCTTCGCCAAGCCAGTGCAGGCATGGGCGGCTGGAAAGACCAACACCACGACGCGCGACATCATCCAGGCCAAGCTTTGCGGCCCTGTTACGTTCGAGGGCGGCAAGAAGACGGTGGACGGCACGGGCCTCATACCCGGCGATGCGATCCTCGATCTATCGTGGAAGGCCGGCATCCCTGATTTGGCCGACAACATCAAGATCAAGCACGCATCGGGTGGCGTCTCGACGCTGGGCCTCAAGTCCTATGAGCAGGGTCGTGGCGCGTTCGAGGGCACAGAGCAAGACGTGATTTGGCTTGATGAGGAGCCTAGCCTAGCCGTCTATGTCGAGTGCCTAGTGCGCACGATGACCACCGATGGCATGGTACTGCTTACCTTCACACCGCTGGAGGGCATGAGCGAGGTGGTGATGAGCTTCTTGGAGGCGGGGAGGGCGCAATCTCAAAGCTAGTGGTCTCCGCGACGTGGGATGACGTGCCCCATCTGTCGACCGGGCAAAAGGAAGCGCTGTGGTCCAGCATCCCGCCCTACCAGCGTGATGCGCGGTCCAAGGGTATTCCCCAGCTCGGCAGCGGCGCTATCTTCCCAGTCCCCGAGAGCGACATCGTGGTCGAGCCCTTTGAAATCCCGCGGTACTGGCCGCGAGCCTACGGTCTGGACGTGGGCTGGAACCGCACGGCGGCAGTTTGGGGGGCGCACGACCGCGAGGTGGACTGCCTGTACCTGTTCTCGGAGCACTATCGAGGGCAGGCGGAGCCGTCCGTGCATGCCGCCGCCATCCATTCCCGAGGCAAGTGGATGCGAGGGGTAATCGACCCGGCATCCCGAGGGCGTGGCCAGCGTGATGGCGAGCAGCTCCTCCAGAACTACGTCGACCTGGGCCTCAACCTGTCAATGGCGGAGAATGGCGTCGAGGCTGGCCTGTTCGATGTGTGGGAGCGCCTCTCGACCGGCCGGCTCAAGGTCTTCAAGACGCTGCAAAACTGGCTGAGCGAGTACCGCCTGTATCGCAGGGACGAGAAGGGGGCGGTCGTCAAGAAGGATGACCATTTGATGGATGCGACGCGCTACTTCGTGGTGTCCGGCATTCATCACCTGGCATGCGCGCCAGACGCCGCAGACCGCACCATGGCTGCAATCAAGGGCGCCAACCGTGGCAAGTCGACGGTGCACGAGTACGACCCCATGGAGGACTCATGACCCGCGCTATTGCCATCATCCTGCTGCTCGCTGGCTGCGCCACTGAGCGCGGCGGCCTGTGGGAACGCGCCGGCAGCACCAGGGCAGACTTCGACCGCGAGCACTACGCCTGCACTCGCGACACGCTGGCGATCGGCGCAGCGGCTCACCTCAACCTCCCCTCTCATATCGCCACCTACAAGCTCTGCATGAAGGCGGCTGGCTGGACATTTGGCGAGGCTTGATCCGATAGGAGACGGAATAGGCGTTTCAGCGCGGCCGGCATTATGGTCCGCGCATGGGACTATTTGGCGGCACACCGACACCCTACGTTCCCCCGATGCCAACGGCACCGCCGCCGCCTCCGACGATGGCTGACCCCATGGTCAAGCAGGCTGCGCGCAATGTGCAGCAGAACGCGGCAGCGGCCAGCGGCTACGGCAGCACCATTGCCACGGGCGGGCAGGGCGTGACCACGTACGCGCCGACGGACAAGAAAGAGCTGCTGGGGCAGTGATGGGCATCGGAACCCAGCGCCAGTCTACCTACGTACCAACGGCCCCAGCCCCTACCATCGGTGGTGGTCTGACGCCGGTTGCGGCTGGTGACGTGAAAACGTTTGGTGACGAGCAGGAATACGAGAGCCTCGGCACCGATGAAAAGGCCAAGAACAGCGAGTGGGACAACATCACTCGCGACCGTGACGGCAAGATCGAATACTGGAAGAAGAAGGCCGAAAGGCCGATGAGCTGATATGCCAGACGGTGCAGTCTCCCTCCAGGACGCCAAAGACCCATGGCTCCGCAATTACTTCATCAATCGCCTCGGAGCGATGGATAACGACCGCACGAGCTACTGGCTGACATGGAAGGATTTGGCGCAGAACTTCGCGCCCCGTCGCGGCAAGTTCCTGATCTCGAACAACGACTACACGCGCGGTCGCCGCAAAGACCAGCGCATCATCGACAATACGCCAGCCATTGCCGGCCGCGTCATGGCCTCGGGCATGATGGCCGGCATCAGCTCACCCGCCCGCCCATGGTTCCGGCTCAAGATGGCCGATGACGCGGCGAATGAGGAGAGCGGCGCACGCGCGTGGCTCGACGAAGTGCAGAAGCGCATCCTGCACATCTTCGCCAAGTCGAACCTCTACAACTGCCTGCACACGCTCTATGCCGAGCTGGGCACGTTCGGCACGGCGGTGCTGTGGGTGGATGAGGATGACGAAGATATCATCCGGGGCTACACCCTCACGGTCGGCGAATACTGGCTGGCCAGTTCCAGGCGCTTGGCCGTCGATACCGTCTATCGCACCATGTGGTGGACCGTCCGCCAGATCGTGGACGAGTTCGGCCGGGAGAAGGTGAGCGACGGCATCCGCTCGCTCTACGACAACGGCCTGATGGACCTGGAATACGAGATCGTCCACGCGGTCGAGCCCAACCCCAACGCGGCTGCGAAGGGCCGGAAGACCCCCGGCGCATTCTGGAACGGGCACCTCGCGAGCCAGATGCCCTATCGATCGGTGTGGTTCGAGCGCGGGCAGCAGGGTGAGCGAGCGCTGCTGAAGGTGTCTGGATACGATGAGTTCCCCTGTATGGCCCCCCGATGGGAGGTGGCCGGCAGCGAGACCTACGGCTCGGGCAATACACCCGGCTGGCTGGCCTTGGGTGATTCGCAGTCCCTGCAAATCCAGCAGCGCCGCAAGATGGAATTCATCGACAAACTCGTGAAGCCGCCCATGACAGGGCCGCCGAGCTTGGACAACAAGCCTTCAAGTCTCCTCCCTGGTGGAATGACCATCGTGAGCGAGCAGGGGCCGCACGCCGCTTTCCGGCCGGCGTTCGAGGTCAACCCTGCGGGCATGCAGCCGCTCGTTGGCGACATCATGGAGACGCAGAACCGCATCAAGCAGGCGTTCTATGCCGACCTGTTCCTGATGATGGCGGAGAGCGACCGCCGCGAGATCACGGCACGCGAGATCGACGAGCGCCACGAGGAAAAGATGCTGATGCTGGGGCCGGTGCTTGAGCGGCTCCACGACGAGCTGCTCGACCCGCTGGTTACTCGCGTCTTCAACATCGTGGCCCGCAAGGGTGGAATCCCGCCGATGCCCGAAGGCATGAAGGCGTCGCATGTGCAGATCGAGTTCATCTCCATGCTGGCCTCGGCGCAGAAGGCGGCGGCCACGGGCTCGATCGAGCGCTATGTGCAGTTCGGCGCCCAGCTCGCCCAGGTCGGCTTGCCCGGCGCGCTCGACCGAATCGACGTGGACGGAACCATGGACGAATACGGCGAGATGACCGGCGTGCCGGGCAAGGTGATCGTGGACCTCAAGAAGGCCATGGCCGCTCGGGACGCTCGGGCCAAGCAGGTGCAGGGGCAGGAGACGCTCAACAATCTCCAAGCGCTGGCGACGACGGCCAAGACAGCGGGCGAGATCGACGTGGGTGGTGGGCAGAACGCGGTATCGGCCGCAATCCAGGGAGCAACGCAGTGACGCAGCGTGAGGAAGCGACCTTGATGGCCAATCAGATATTGGCTGATGGCTCTGACCATGGCTGGCTGTCCCCGCTGGCCAAGGAGTTCCTGGCCATGGTGGAGCGTGAGGCGTCGAGATTGAAGCCGGACACGCGCGAGTATTTCCGGGAAAAGGAAGTTATGGCCACGGCAGGTGTCGTGAAGTGACAGACCTCGGCAACCGCCGTGAAGTCGAGCGGCGCAACAAAGAGCTAAAGGTCGCGGGCCTTGAGAGCGACGCCGCGCTGCGCTGGCTGATGGGTGATGCGCGGGGCCGCAAGTACGCATGGGGCATCCTGGGCGCGTCTGGCGTCTACCGGATAAGCATGGGCGCATCGCCCGAGTGGACGGCCTTCAATGAGGGCAAGCGCCAGATTGGCTTGACCTTGTTGGGTGACATCATGCGCGTGACGCCGGGCCTGTACCAGACGATGCAGACCGAGAACACACCACAGACGAAGACGGAGACCGACGATGGCTGACGAACCGATTGCAACCCCGACTGCGGCACCTGTGGTGCCAGCGGCTCCGGCAGCGCCCGTTGTGGCTTCGTCTCCCGCGCCGGGCGCTGCCGTTGAGCCCGTTGCAGCCAATCCAGCACCATCGCTGGTCACGTCGGCCCCTGCTGAGCCTGCTGCCCAGACGCCGGAACAGCTCGCGGCAGCCGAGACGGCCAAGGCCGAATCGAAGGCGCGCACCGATGCCTTCACTGCGGCTGCCGATCCTGCCGGCAAGAAGGCTGCATATGAGGCGCTGAATGCCGATGAGAAGAAAGCGACGTTCGACGCGCTGAGCGAGGACGACCGCAAGGCGCTGGAGATCAAAGACCCAACCATCCCGGTCTATGACTTCAAGCTGCCCGAGGGCATGACAGTGGCCAAGGAGCAGATGGACGCCTTGACCACGCTCGCGACGGAGACCAAGACGCCGCCCGAGGTGGCGCAGAAATTCCTCGATATGCACATGTCGCTTGTTCAAGCGCAGGCCAACGCCAGCGTCCAGAACTACGTCGACACGCAAAACAAATGGGTCACGGAAGTGAAGGCTGATCCCGAGATCGGCGGGCCAAAGCTGGAGGCAACCATCGCCTCCTGTGCCCGCGCGATAGATCGCCTGAATGTTCCGGGATTCCGCGAGGCACTGGACTTGACGGGGGCTGGCAATCATCCGGCCGTCGTCAAGGCCATGAATCGCATCGGGCAGCTCATGAGCGAAGACAGGTTCAAGCCGGGCGGAAATCCGCCGGCCGCTGGGCCGAAGTCGGCTGCCGCCGTCCTCTATGGCGATGGTCCAGTCACCTCGACATAGCCCCTCAATTCGGAGTTAGAAAATGGCAGTTATCACCTCTACGGCCCTGACCCTCGCGGAATGGGCCACGCGATTGGACCCCGGCGGGAAGCCGGCGACCATCATCGAGCTGCTCGGCCAGACCAACGAGATGCTGACCGACATGCTGTGGATGCAGTGCAACGACGGCGCGGGTCACAAGACCACCGTGCGAACGGGCCTCCCGCAGGCAACGTGGCGCCTACTCAACTACGGCGTCCAGAAGTCCAAGAGCACCACGGCCCAGGTCCGTGATGCGACGGGCATGCTGGAAGCCTACAGCGACATCGACAAGGCGCTGGCCGATCTCAACGGCAACACCGGAGAGTTCCGCCTCGGCGAGGACATGGCCTTCTTGCAGTCCATGAACCAAGCCATGCAGGGAACCGTGATCTACGGCAGCCAAGCGGCGACGCCGGAACGCTTCACGGGCCTTGCCCCTCGGTTCAACTCGCTGTCGGCGGCGAACGGCCAGAACATCGTCGACTGCGGCGGCTCGGGCTCGACCAACACCTCGATGTGGCTGGTGGGTTGGGGTCAGAACACCTGCCACGGCCTGTTCCCCAACGGATCGAAGGCCGGCTTGCAGCAGCGCGACCTCGGCGAGGTGCCGCTGTACGACCAGAACGGCAACGTCTATCAGGGCTATCGGACCCATTTCAAATGGGACTGCGGCCTGACTGTCCGTGACTGGCGCTTCGTCGTTCGGCTCGCCAACATCAACGTCACCTCTGGTGCCGTCACCACGTCGAACCTGCTCAACTACATGATCGCGGCCGTGAACAAGGTCCCGTTCGTGTCGGCCGCTGGCAACAGCCCGCCCCCGGAAGGCACGAAGCCCGGCGCCGTCAACATGGCGTTCTACTGCAACCGCTATCTCCGCACCGCGCTCGATATCCAAGCGCTGGCGAAGACCAACAACTTCCTCACCATCGAAACCCGTGACTCGAAGCCGTACACGACGTTCCGTGGTCTTCCCATCCGCATTTGCGATCAGCTTCTCAACACCGAAGCCCGCATCGTCTAAGGAGAAATCCCATGTTGCTCGACAAGTTCAATCAGTTCTCGGCGGCCTATGCGCCGACGGCAGTGGGCACGACCTACTCCGACGTTCTCGACCTCGGCGTTGCCCGCGATGTTGGCGGCGCTGTCACGGAAAAGCTGATGATGCTGATCCAGGTCGTGACAGCTTTCACTTCGGCTGGCTCTGCTACCATGCAGGTACAGATTCAGACCTCGGCCGACAATTCGACCTATTCGATCCTGTCGCAGTCCGATGCCGTCGCGGTGGCTTCGCTGATCCAGGGCTATCGGTTCCTTGAGAACTCGGTGCCCGACATCACGTCGCGCTACCTGCGCATCGCCTACATCATCGGCACCGCCGCAATGACTGCGGGCGCCATCACGGCGGCTTTCGTGCCTGACCTCCAGCGCGCGCCGTCCTACGCCTCCGGCTACACGTCATAGGTGATTTATGGCTAAGGAAAAGGTCGTCTACAAGGTTCTGGAAACTTCCTACATCGGAATGCGGACCTACGAGCCCGGCGAGTATGTCGCGTTCGATCCCGACACCGAGACCGGAAGCAACCTGAAGAAAGCCACGCCTGCCGAGATTGCCAAGCATCAAGCGGCAATCGAGGAAGCCAAGGGCGATCCCGACCTTGTGACGGCCTGATTCCCGCCGTTCCTCAATTCTCGGAGTAAGTTCAATGGTTGCAGTCTCCACTCTCATTTCCGACCCGGCCACCACGGCAGGCTGGCGGGCGGAAGGCAACAACTTCGCGGCACGTCAGGGTGACGGCGCGGACTATGCGCCCCTGGTCGCCAAAAGCATCACGCTCACCGGCCCCCCGGCTGGCACGGGCGTCAATGCCCAGGCCGCGATCCCGCGAGGTGGTGCCGCTGGCTTCGTGGCGACCTTCGCCTCGAACCAGTCGCCCGCCTCCGTCGCCACGCTCACGACCGTCAATCGAGGTATGACCCTCATCAACGGCACCGGGGCCGCTGTCACCATCGCGACCACCGATCTCGTGATCGTCAACAAGCCCGCCGCCCAGGCGGGGCTCGGCGTCGGCAACGAGTACGTGTCGTCTGCCGGCGTTCTGGCAGTCTCCTTCGCCAACCTGTCGGCCGGCTTCCTCACGCCAACTGCGGCGGAGAAGTACGGCGTCATCGCCCTTCGCGGCCTCAACTCGGTCACGAGCGCGCTCACGCCCGTGTCGATCGCGGCTGCGACGACCGCCGAGCAGCAGTTCTCCATCACGGGCCTCCGAGCTGGAGAACTGGTGAAGGTCAACAAGCCCACGATCCAGCCCGGCATCGAGATTGTCGGCGCTCGCGTGGTGTCGAACAACCTGCTCGGGATCACCTTCGGCAACGTCACGTCGGCTCCGCTGACGCCGACCGCCGCCGAAAGCTACACCGTGATCTCGATGGGCGGCCTCGATGCCTTGAACAATGAAATCCTGTTCCAAGTCTCGGCGGCTCCCGTGGCGGTGCCCACCCTGTCCTCGTTGGCGGGAACGCTGACCATCGGCAACCTCGCCGTTACCGACACGGTGAAGGGCGTCCAGAAGCCGACCCAGCAGAACGGCCTTATCCCCGGCGCCGGCTTCGTCTCTGCCGCTGGCGTGGGTGCCGTGATCTTCGGCAACTTCACCACCGCCTCGATCACGCCCACGGCCAACGAGGTCTATGGCGTATCGATCTTCCGCCCCAACCCGGCTGCTCCCCTCGTGGTGCAGGCGGTGACGCTCACCCCGGCCTCGGTCGCGGCCAACACCACGGCCGAGCAGACCTTCGCCGTCACGAGCGTCGTGGCTGCGTCCATGGTGTGGGTCAACAAGCCCACGGCACAGGCTGGCCTCGGCATCCTCGGTTGCCGCGTCTCGTCCGCTGGCAACATCGCGATCACCTTCGCCAACTTCACGTCGGCGACTCTGACCCCGACTGCCGGCGAGAGCTATCTGGTGGGCAACTTCCAGATGCCACTCGATACCGCTGGTGGTGCTGTGATCCAGTCCGCCAGCATCGTCGAGCAGTCGACGGTGCAGCTTGCCAATGCGATGCGCGCCGCGCTCGTGTCGGCCGGCATCATCATCGGCGCATGATCTCCATCATCCTTCCAAGCAGGGGGCGGCCCGCCAGTCTGGCGCGGGCCGTCGCTTCGCTTGCCCGATGCGAGTGTGAGATCGTGGTTGGCCTCGATGAGGACGACCCCACGGCCGACGATGCCATGGAGATGCTGGACTATCCCCAGGTCAAGATCGTCCGCAGCTTCCGCAAGACCACGACGGCGCAGCTTTTCAACGTGCTGGCTGAACACGCCACGGGGAGCCATGTCATTGCCTTCCCGGACGACTACACCATGGATCAACCCAACTGGTCGGAGCTGGTCGAGAAGACCGTGGCCCTCCTCCCTGGTGGGTATGGCGTGGCCTATCTGGCCGACCCGATGTACCCCTACTTCGCCACCTTCCCCATCCTCTCGCGGGCCACCATCGCGCTCAACGGGTCATTCTTCCCGCCCTATTTCCCGTTCCTGTTCGGTGACACCTACTGGAACGAGGTCGGCGTGATGAGCGGTCTGATCGTACGATCGGAGGCGTCGGTGACGATCCGCGCCGACACGGGCCATATCCACACCTACCGGGACCTCAAGTTCTGGTCCGAGATGTACGACAAGACGCGGACCCTCCGGGAAGACATCGCCATCAAGATCATTCGTGCGGCCTATGGTGAAGGGCAGCAGGCAGAGACGCTCATCACTACCCTTGCAGAACGGAAGGCCGCGCTGATCCGTCTCCACGCTCCCAACATGACGCAGGAGTTCTATGACAAGTGGGAGAACAAGCACGGCGGCTTCCACCATCCTGCCTATGCAGACCTGAAGGCCAAGGCCGACAAATTCATGGAGATCGCATGACGTTCGTGGTTTTCGCTACCCCGGCTTTCGACGGCACCGTGACACTGGGCTACCTGACTTCGATGATGCGCACGACCCGAGTGCTGGACCAGCGTGGGATCAAGTGGGAGCACGCAACGATCGGCGGCGACCCCTATCTGGCCAAGGTCCGCAATGCCCTGGTGTCCGCTGCATTGCAGCAGTTCCCGGACATGACGGACTTGTTCTTCCTCGACGCGGACCTCGATTGGGACCCGCAAGCGGTCCTGAAATTGCTCGACCATCCTTCCGAAGTGGCGGCGGCGATCTACCCCAAGAAGATGGACGCGCCGGACTTCCCCTGTGAGCTGGTCTACGACGGTGCGGAGATCGTGGACGGCAAGCCTGTCGGCGGCTCGATGGTCGAAAAAGATGGCTGGTACAAGGCCCGCAAGGTCCCGACCGGCTTCCTTCGCATCAAGCGACAGGTTCTGGAAGCCATGGCATCCGTAAGCGGACGCTACAAGGATGGGACCAACGGCGGCGCACTGTGCTGGAACATCTTCGAGATGGGCTATTCCCCCGACAAGGAAGCGGTGGACGGTATCGGGGAGTGGTGGGGCGAGGACTACGCATGGTGCGAGAAGTACGTTCGTGGCGGGGGTGAAATCTGGGTCTGGCCCGATGCCGAGTTCGGCCACCGTGGGCCGAAGACGTGGCGCAACAACCTCCTACCGTTCGTCCAAAGCGCCGCTGCCGGGCACAATCTCAAGCTCGTGAAGTACGGTGCCCATGGCGAGGCGGATCAGGCTTTCCCCGTCGCGGCGGAATAGATGGCCAGCATCACCGACATCTGCAACGCCGCGATCTCCCACTGCGGCACGCGATCGAAGATCAGTTCGATTGATGAAGGTAGTGTTGAGGCGAATAGCTGCGCCACGCACCTGCCCTTCGTCCGGGACTCGACACTTCGGGCTGGTGATTGGAACTTCGCCCGCCGGACGATGGAGCTTGCCACACTGCTCGACCCCCCGGAACGGTGGAGCTACAAGTATGGTGTTCCCACCGACTGCATCCGGGTCCGCCGTCTGAATGACGTCCCGGTGCTGGTGTTGCCTGAGACCTTCTTCGAAATGGCGGCAGATGTCGACCAGACCGGCGCCATTATCAGCGTCATCCTGACCAACATCTCGCCGCTCGCTGCGATCTACACCGCCCAGGTGACGGACCCGCTTCGATGGGATGCCGGCTTCACCGACGCCATCATCTATGGCCTCGCGGCTCGCGTTTGCTATGAGCTGACCGGCAAGGAAGACCGGACCCAGATGCTCACGAAGATGTGGGCGGCCGCGCTCGATACCGCCAAGGTCGAGATGGCGAACGAGCAGAGCCAGCCGAACCGCACCTACGTGCCTGAGAACCTTGCGGCGAGGGGCTACAACGACGGGTTGGCTGAGTACGGACAGGTCTGGCCGGGCAACGGCTGGCCGTGGCCTCAGGGAATTCCGTGACATGCCGGCAATCCCCACGATCCAGCCATCATTCGCCGCTGGTGAGCTAGGGCCATTCCTCTACGGGCGAGTGGACCTCGCCAAGTTCCATGTTGGCGCGCGGAAGATGCTCAACTTCTTCGTGCATGCGCAAGGCGGAGCGTCGAACCGGGCGGGGACTTCCTACGTCGGAGAGGTGGACAGCAGCACCTACCGCCATCGATTGATCCCATTCCAGTTCCGCTCTCTACCGGGTGGGCAGACCTATGCGCTGGTGTTCGGCAATCTCACCATGCAGGTTGTGAAGAACGGTGCGTTCGTCGAGTCGAGCCCCGGCACACGCTATACCTTGGCCACGCCCTACCTTGCCGCCGATCTCCCGCTGCTGAAGTTCGTGCAAAGCGCCGATGTCATGACGCTTACGCACAGTCTTTACCGGCAGCAGAAGCTCACGCGTACCGGCGATGCGGCTTGGACAATCACGCCCATCACCTTCGCGCCGACGCAGGCGGCCCCTACCGGCTTCGCCAGCACCGCCGTGGGAACTACCTACCTCTACGGCATCACGGCTATCAGCGGATCGAACGGCGAGGAGAGCCTGCCGCTCTACGGAACGTCTCTTTCCCAAACCTCAAAGCTCACCTGGACGAATGCGCTCAACGGGATTTCCTACAACATCTACAAATCCTTGAACGGCATCTATGGCTTCATCGGCTATTCTAGCGATGGGACGGTGGGCTTCACCGATACCACGATTGTGCCCGATGTCGGCGACACACCTCCTCAACAGCGCAACCCGTTCGGCTCGAATATCTCTGCGATCACCAAGGCCAATCCCGGCGCCGTGACGACCATCGGCGCGCATGGCTATACGACCGGTGACACTGGGTATTTCGATAGCGTGGGAGGCATGGTCGAGTTGAACGGCAACAGCTACACGCTGACCGTGACCGGCACGACCACCTTCACCATCGGTGTCAATACGTCGGGATACACTACCTACACCTCTGGCGGCACGGTGCAGGGGCCGGGGGATTTCCCAATCTGCTCGACCTACTACCTGCAACGACAGGTCTTTGCCGGCACGCTCAAGAAGCCAGACACACTCTGGTTCTCCAATGTTGGAGCCTTCAACAACATGAGCGTTGCCGTTCCCACAAAGGACAGTGACGCCATCACCCGGACGCTGGTGAGCCGAGAAGTGAATGCCATCCGGCACTTGGTTCCGATGACCTCCATGCTCGCCATGACTTCCGGTTCGGAATGGCGTGTGTATCCAGGCGGAACGGCTTCAGCTCTCACGCCCGCCCAATGCACGACGCTGCCGCAAACCTATCTCGGCTGCTCCGATAACTGCCCGCCGATCATCGCCGACAATTCGGTCCTGTTCGTGCAGGGTAAGGGAAGCCGTGTCATCGCGCTGAAGTACGACGCCATCCAGGACCTCTACGACTCCAAGGATATGTCCGTGCTTTCGCAACAAGTCCTGTGGGACACGCTGGCACAGTACACGCTGGACGAATGGGCATGGGCACAGGAGCCGTTTCGCATCGTCTGGGGCGTGCGCAGCGACGGCTATGCGTTGGGCTTCACCTACATGCGCGAGCATGACGTTTACGCATGGCATCGCCACAATACTCAAGGCACCTTCGAAAGCGTCTGCGCTATCACGGAAGGCGATGAGGCCACAGCCGAGGCGGAGGATACGGTCTACTGGATCGTCAACCGCACCATCAACGGTGCGACGAAGCGCTATGTAGAACGGATGGTGAGCCGGACTTTTGAGGACGTAACAGAGGAATGGTTCGTCGACTGCGGATTGCAGTACGACGGATGGAACACCGACGCGACCAAGACGCTAAAGGTATCGGGCGCGAGCTATGCGGCGGGTGCCACGGTGACGATGACGGCGGCAGGCTTCACGCCCTTCACAAATCCGGCGAGCATCGATCGATACTACAAGTTGCGCTCTGATGACGATGAGATCGTTGTGCAGGTATCGGCCTATACCAGCACCAGCGTTGTATCTGCCACGCTGCTCAATCCTGTTCCAACCAGCCTGCAAAACGTGGTGACGGCCGATTGGGCGTTGATGGCCACGAGCGTCTCCGGTCTCTCGCATCTTGAGGGCGAGACTGTTGCCATGCTGGGGGACGGCTCGGTTGTTCCCGAGGCAGTCGTGACGGGGGGCGTCGTGGCGCTCGACGCCTACTATGCCCGTGTTACCGTTGGGCTTGGCTATACAGCCGACCTCGAAACGCTCAACCTCGAATTGGCCGCCGCTGGCGGGACGATCCAGGGCGAGATGAAGAAAATCGCCCAGATCACCACGCGCGTGAAAGACACGCGAGGGATTGAGGTCGGTATCGGGCAGTTCAACCCGCGCACGGGACAGGATGCCGAGCCGGCCCTGGTCGAAGTGAAGCAGCGCGGCATGGAGAACCTTGGCGACCCGATGTCGTTTTTCAGCGGCGACTTCGCAACCGTGATCCCGACCGAGTGGAACCGCGAAGGCTGGATGTATATCCGGCAGCAGTATCCGCTTGGTTGCACCATCCTTGACCTCGTGCCCGAGGTCAATGTCGGCGGATGATCGAGATTGTTCCCGCCTCCATGGATCATGTCCACGCCATCGATCTCAGGGCCGCCGATGCCGCCGAGATCGCGGCGCATGGCGTCTCGAAAGAGAAGGGCTTGCGGGTGAGCCTTGAGCGCGCGATATGGGCCGACGCCTATCTGGTCGACGGAGAGGTGGCGGCCATTCTTGGGTGCGGCATGTCGAGCTTGGTTGGCGGCCACGTCACGCCATGGCTCATCACGGGGACGCCGGTCGAGCGCGTGCGAAAGTCGTTCGCCAAGCTGGCGCGGGCACGCATCGCGGAGATGCGGAAGCAGCACCCGGTGATGGTGAACTACGTTCATGCGGAGTATGAAGACTCGTTGAAATTCATGGCGTGGCTGGGTTTCGATATCGAGGACCCAATGCCGATAGGCCCGCTTGGCGCGCCGTTCTGTCGTATCTCAATGGGTGAAGTCCATGGGCGTTGAAACCATCGCCATCGCCTCCCTTGCCATGGCCACCATTGGCACGGGCATGGGTGTCGTCGGCCAGGTGAAGCAGTCCGAGGCTGCATCCGCGAACGCCAACTATCAGTCGCAGGTTGCCCGTAACGCCGAACAGGTCGCCAACCAGAACGCCACCTTCGCCCGACAGAAGGGTGAGATCGCCGCCCAGAACCAACAGCGCCAGACAGCATTGCTGTTGGGTAAGCAGCGGGCCGCGCTCGCGTCGCAGGGATCTGACATCAACAGCGGCTCGGCGACGGACATCTATGGCGACACGGCGCGCACGGGCGCGCTCGATACGCTGACGATCCGCAACAACGCCGCGCGTGAGGAGTTCAACTTCAAGGCACAGGCGGCAGGTGCTGGTGGAGCGGCGAGCCTCGCACAAGCCACCGGAGCCAATGCCATGGCGAGCCTGCCCTACGGCGTAGGTTCTACCCTTCTCGGCGGAGCGTCCAGCATCGGCGACAAGTTCGCTAACTTCTATAACAAGGGCTTGTTCAGCGGCGGCGGCGGATCGTTCCCCATCGGTGGGGGGCATGAAATCTAATGGCCGGCGGTCTCTCCATCCCCGAATACCAGACGCCACAGGTTGCGCCGACAACGCCGCTACAGGCGCCGAATATCAGCTCGACCCCGGATGCCTTCGGCAGCCAGAGCGGGACGCAGCTCCAGCAGGCCGGCGCGCGGCTCGACCAAGGGGCGGATGCGCTCCAGCGCTGGGCGCTTCGCGAGCAGGGCCTGCACAACGAGGCGGCGGCCAAGGATGCCGATGCCGCCCTATCGAACGACATGCGCGCGCTCCTGTTCGATCCGACCAAGGGCTATTTCGCCCAGCGGGGACGGGGAGCGATCGACGGCGCCAAGCCGACGCTGGAGGCCATCGACCAGCTCCAGCAGAAATATAGGGCCTCGCTCGGCAGCCCCGATGCGCAGCGCATGTTCCGCGACGTGGCGGAGCAGCGGGTGCGCGCGGTCAACGATCAAGT